TCAATATTCACTCTCATATTCCACATCTGACAATAAAACTTCTAGGCTCAGCTCGGTGGTATAGCCGTTATTACTCAGGGCATGAGTCACTTTTGATAGTGTCCATTCCTGTTCGTCGATCACCTGTTTAAATCCTCGGACCTGTACCGGCGTTTCCGGGAACAGGTCGGCGCGTCCCATTGCCAGGGTGATAGAAAACTCAGCGACGCCACGCTGTAACCTGTCCCACTTTGCCTGTGCGGCACGCATGGCTTGCGCTTTGGTCGCGTAAACGGTGGTTAGGGCCAGGACATTTTCATCAGTGCCGACCAGATACTCACCCTCGCGGGCTTCCGGCGTTTTAGCGTCTTTTTTCTTTGTCGTCTTGGCATTGGGGTGTTGCAGGGCGCGCAGGTGCTGCTCTTTTTTCTTGCGCTGAACTTTTACCGCTTTCGGCTTCGGCTCTTTGGTATGCAGCCAGCTTGCCGTTACGCCGGTGTAGGCTCCTCTGTCAGCCAGGCTAAAACTATGCCGATCGCCGTCGCTGCGCTCAATCACCTGTTGCGGGATAGGCTTACCGCTGGCCGTTTTGCCCGTTCCGGCTCGGATAAATAGCAGCCGCCCGGCTTTCACCGCTGCAATCGCACCGTTTCGCTCGGCCAGCCGGGTGATAAATTTCGCGTCGGTTTCCTGCGTCTGGTCGATATGGGGGATTTTTATCCCGGCGAAACCGTCGGCCAGCATGGGCGCCAGGTTGTTGCGTTTCGCCACTTGCTCAACAATCGCGCCCAGCGTGGTGTCATGGTAAGAGACTTCCCGGCGCGAGTTGAGCGACCCGCGAAAATCCGCGCTACGCGCCCGGATGGTGAGCGTGTCCGGCGCGCCCTGGTGTTCGATTTCATCCACCGTAAAATCGCCTTTGCCGATCAGCGCTTCCCCCTCCCAGCCTAAAAATACCGACAGTACCGCGCCCCGACGGGGTAACTCTAGTTGCCCGTCGCTGTCGTCGAGCTCAATGTCGAGCTGATCGGCTTCAAAGCCGCGGTTATCGGTCAGGGTGAGCGACAGCAGACGCGGACTGATAGTGGTCGTAATATCCTGCTGATTTAAGCGCAGCAGGTATGCCGGGGCGGTTTTACTGCCTGCGCTGACGTTTAGCGGGTTAATCATGCCAATAAACCCCCGACTGCGGATCGCGCCTTGCTGGCAAGTGCCCCGGCATTGCCGAGTAAGCCCTCGGCCTGCTGGCGTAAATCGCCCAGCATGGCAGACAGCGACGAGTCCACGCGCGTAAGTGTGACGGTAAACTCAATCCGCCGGGCGCTGCCGTCGGGGAAAAAATCGGTTTTCTTCTGGCTGATACTGTTGACCACAAACACGCCGTAAATGGTGCCGCTGCCCTCAATCAGCGGCCATGCACGCCCCTGATCGGCCATCGTTTCCAGCATCAACAGCGACAGCTTGCCGCCGGTAATTTCCGGCAGCAGTTCACCCGATAGGGTGATTTTTTCCTCTTCAATGCCCAAAAACTGCAACGCCGGACGCTGACCGACGCGGCTGTTTGACGGCCAGCGGTAATCAACGTTGCGCTGCATATTCTGGTACGGCAGGGTTTGCAACTGAAAGACAAACAGCCCTAACGTGAGCATCATCTTAAAAATCTCCCTGATAGCTGTAATGACTGAACGCACGCGATCGCGCTGCCCGTTCCCGGCTTTCAAGTTGGCGCGCTACTTCCTGCGCAATGTCCTGTGCGCTTTGACCGGGCTGCGCCACAATACTGATGGGCGCGTGAATGCTGACGGGTGACGGCGCGGCGCTGGCCTGAACCGTCGGCGCTATCGGACGATAGGCTGATATATTCATGGCGGCGGAGGCCATCGCGGCAGTATCCCTACGGCTGGTTACGTTGACCGGGCCTTCAACGATTTCCGGGCCATGCTCGCCGACGACGGCAAATTTCCCCAGCGGGATGCGTCCGCCGTTGTCATATTCGCCGCTATACCTGGCCCTGATGGCGTTCGCATCGTTACCCCTCGGCGCCGGAGCGGCGATAACTCCCACCTGTAAGGCTGCGGCCTCAGCCGGGGGCATGAGTTTGTCGGCTGTCGGCAAGTTTTTGGATTTTTCATCAATCAGCCCTAGCTTTTCCAGCAGCCACGACACGCCGGATTTCAATGAATCCAACGGATGCATCACCGCATTCAGCCCGTTTGCCAGCGCCTCGCCAAACCGTTTACCCATACTGGCCGCGCCGTCCAGTTCGGCGGCGGTCGATTTGACCGGGGTAAGTAGATCACTAAACCAGCCAAACAGCGCGTTGACCTTATCCTCAATCCACTCAAAGACCGGCCTAAGTGGTTCAAAGGCGGCGATAATCGGGGCTGATGCAGTGACGAACCCCTCTATCACGCCGCCGATAAACGCCTTGATAGGCTCCCAGTATTTCCTGATAACCAGCGCACCCCCGACCAGTGCGGCAACAGCCAGCCCAACCGGCGACAGCAAGACGCCCAGCGTGCTACCAATCAGGGTAATCCCGGTACGTACCAGTGCCAGCGGCGAGGTAAACAACCACATCAACACCCGGCCAAAGCCGGACAGCGCACCGCGGATAATGGCGAGCGGATTACTGACTGCACCGAATACTGACGTTAACGCCGAGGCGCCCGCCCGTAACAGCGTCAGCGGCGATTTTGCCAGCCATACAATGACGCCGCCGAGCCGGTTCAATCCTGCCGATAGCGTCGGTAAACCGCGTGTGCCGGCGATACTAAATCCAGTACTCAACAATCCCGCGCCGGCAACCAGTGCATTAATACCGGTCATAACCGGCCAGACGACCAGACCCAGCCCACCGAGTACCGCAACCAACGCCGTTACCGCGCCGGTAAAGGCAACAATCTGACCGACCAGCTCCGGGTTGGCTTTCACCCAATCATCGACGTTGGTCAGCCAGTCCGTCGCGCTTTGCGTTAACCGGCGCAATGCGCTGTCTTGCTTTTCAAAGACTTCTATCTGAATGTCTTCCCAGGCGGAAGACAGGTTTTTCAAATCGCCATCAAGGTTATCGGTCTGGATTTTAGCGACGCGTTCGGTTGACCCCTGCGACTGGCCGACGGTGAGGCGCTTCTCGTCGAGCCTGCCGTTTCCGGCGGCATCGACCAGCTTGATAGCGCTTTTCATGGCCTCTTCCCCGAAAATTACTTTCAGGTATTCCGCCTGTTGCGCTGTACCTAACTTGTTCTTTTTAAACGAGGCATTAATGTCTTTAAGGATGGAATTGACAGGCAGCATATTGCCTTTGCCGTCGCGGGTTTTGACGTTCAGCTCTTTAAGTGCGGCCACCGATTCCCCGACGGGGGCTTGCAGGCGGTTAAACACCGCGCTGGTACTGGTGCCCGCCATACTGCCTTTTATGCCGTTATCCGCCAGTATGCCGAGCATAGCGGTGGTGTCTTCGATACTTGCTCCGGCCGCTTCGGCAATCGGCGCGACATACTTCATGGCTTCGCCGAGGTCGTACAGGCTGGTATTGGACGTGGTAAAGCCGGTGGTCATCACATCCGCGACGCGCTGGATCTGGTCGATAGGGATGTTAAAGGCCGACTGCATATTAGTGACAATATCGGCGGATTCGGCAATATCCATGCCGGAGGCCAGCGACAGGTTGACCGTGGAGTCGGTGGCGGCCAGTACGGCGTCGGCATTATACCCGGAGCGCGCCAGCGTGGTTTGTGTCCGGGCGACGTCGTTCGGGGAAAACGCCGTGGTGGCGCCAATGTCCCGCGCCTGCTGGCGAATCGCTTTAAGTTTATCGTTCTCTTTATCCAGCCCTAAAATGGACTGTGTACCGGACATTTGTTTATCAAACTCAATGCCCGGCGCAATCAGTTTACTTTCCGCATACAGCGCCGCCGACCCGACGCCGAACGCCGCCGCGCTGGTATTACGTACCCCAGCGGTGATCTCTTTGCCTTTCTCGTAGCGCTGGCTGACGGCGTTGAGCTTTTCCTGCTGCTGGCTGACCCGCGACAGGGCGGCGCGCTGGCGTTCAATAGTGGCGGTAGTCTGTGAAATGTCGTTGCGTAGTTGACGCTCGGCACCGGACAGGTTGCGCGTACTAATGCCTGCCTGTTGCAACTCGCCGCGTTGACGTTGCACTGACAGGCGCAAGCTGTTGTGCTTGGCTTGCAATTCAGCGGCGCTGCGCTTGGCGCGGTCCATTGCCTGCGCCTGCGCGCGCGTCGGGCGCTCGGTGTTTTTGAACTGCATCGCCAGGGCGGCGGCATCGGCTTTGGCCTGTTTTAGTGCGTTCCCGGTGACCGCCAACTGTGCGCTGGCTTTGCGAAACCCCTCGATGCGCCCGGCCTGAGCGTTCAGGTTTTTAAGCTGCTGCTGGGAATCCCGGATCTCTCCCGACAGGGTTTTACTGGCGGTTTGCACCGCCTTAAAGGGCCGGGTCGCGTTATCAACGGCCTTGAGCAAGACCTGTAGCTGTAAGCTGTTACTCATTGGTGTGTCCGCTGCGTTTTAGCGCCTTGTCGCGCCAGAGGATCAACTCGGTAAGACTCATCGGATAAAGCTCCGATGGCGGCCAGTGAAAAATCACCGCGATATCCGCCATCAGGTCATCAACGGTCAGGCTTCGGGGGAGGTCGGCTGCGGCGATTTCGGCGTCAAAAAACCGATCACCTTGCCAGCAATGGCAATCATATCGGGTAGCTCCATACGGGTGATTTCGGCTTCGGTCAGCGCCGGGTTGGTCATGCGGGGCAAGACTTTAATCATCGCGTCAACGTCGGAATTCGCTACCGCGGCCAGACTGACGCCGCGCAGCGTACCGGCGTTCGGTTTAATCAGGGTGAGCACATCAATCTGGGTATCGCCGCGTTTGATAGGCGTTTCCAGTTTAACGGTATTGGTGTTTTGTTCGTTCATGGCTTGTCTCTGTGTTCAGGTAATAAGGAGGCGGCCAGCCGCTGACTGGCCGGGTTAGGTTACGCCAGACCAATGGCCCGTCGGTGCTGCTCCAGCGTGTCAACGCCGTTGACCCGCTCAATCATGTTGATGGTGTCAATCTCGATCATCTCTTTGCCGTCGATGGTCAGCTTGTAATAGGTGCATTGGGTAGAAATCTTGGTTTCGGTGTCTTCACCCTGTTTGCTTTCGCCGCCGTCGATTTCTTTATGACGACCGCGCATGACCACTTCTACCGCGGCAATCTCCCCGGTGTCGTCACGCTGATAAGAGCCGGTAAAGCGCAGCGGCACCGCCGCCGCGCCCGGCGCTGCATACTGGCCCCATACGGTTTCATCGGCCAGTCCGCCCAGCGTCCACTCCATTGATAACGCTTCATCCTCCAGTCCAAAATCAACGGGTGCGGCGCCGTTCATGCCGCCGCCGCGGTAGTTCTCCAGCTTGCGGGTAAGTTTCGGCAAGGTGACGGCGGAGGCGATCCCCATATAACTCATACCGTCGTTGAACAAATTCATGTATTTCAGTTTGCGAGGCAGTGCCATAGCGCGTTAGCTCCTTAGCTGTTGACCGACGCGGCCAGATTCACCAGATAGGTGTCGGTGATTCGCTGACGCAGGGTGAGGTTTTCCAGTGGCGGAACGGGCGTATAGTCATAATCGATATACAGTTTCCCGGCTTTCAACGTCTCTTTATCGTTGGCGTCTTCGTCATACCAGCAATCGGCATCAATGATGTAGCCGCCTGATTTCAATTCGCGGAACTTGGCCTTGATACCCTCGATAATGTCTTTGATAAGGGTGGCGGTGATGGGCTTATCTACCGCCCACATATGCGCCTCGGCCATCGTATCGGCCAGTACCTGCGCGGTGCGGGTGTAGTTCTCAAACAAGAACAGCGGATCGTCGGAACAGGTGCGGTTGCCCCAAAAGCGGAAACCGTCTTTACGAACCAGCGTGGTGACGCCCGCCTGATTAAGCAGGTCGGCATCGGTGCCGGGCGCCTGCAAATCCCAATACACCGATGCGCTGATGCCGGTTACGCCGTTGACGCCGACGTTAGACAGGGTTTTATGCCAGCCCGTTTCCTGGTCAATCTTGGCGCGCAGCCCTAGTGCACGTGCCGTGGCATAGGCTGTAGCGCTGGCGTTGGCCGTGGTGTCCCAGGCGATAAAGTCCGGCCAGATAACCATCAGTTCGCGCTGGCTGAAGTTATCTCGGTAATTGATGGCATCAGACAGGGTTTTACAGCCCCATGCACTGACATAACCAAAGGCGCGCAGCGACTGGCAGACAGAGGCTAACGCGGTGGCGACAGGCAACGAATCCAGCCCCGGCGCGCCGAGGATGCGCGGCTTCACGCCGGTAACGGTTTGGGCGTCCAGTAGTGCTTTCATCCCGGTGTATTTGCCGTTTTCATCACTACCGCCGATCACATTGCTGATGGTTTCGGCTTCGTCTTTTCCTTCGGCGACACGAACAACGACGGTAACGGGCTTGCTTTGGTCAGCAATGGCGGACAAGGCCGCCGCCAACGTCCCTTTTTTCCCGGCTTTGCCAACGGCGGCCTGCACATTGGTAATCAGTACCGGGGTATTCAGTGGAAAGGTGGCCGCGTCGGCATCCGGTGCGGTACACACCATGCCGACAATGGCCGTTGATACAGTGGAAATAACGCGCGTGCCGTCGTTGATTTCGACAACCTGCACGCCGTGGTGATAATCACTCATCTGGCTGACTCCATAAAAAAAGGCAAGGCCATTGTGTTGTGTCAGTCCGGGGCGGGCGAGCGATGCCGGTACGTTGGCAGATAGCACAACGCGAGGGGGGAATACGGGCATAAAAAAGCCCACCGGCTCGCTGTCGGTGGGCTTCGCTTTCCCTGGTGTCATTATTTTTATCTGAATTTCAGCATCATAATGACATTGGGTATGATGTTTTTATAAACGTTTATACAGATCGATTCCGCGTTATTGATCGGTTGTAGCGATCAATGCATGATTCATACCTTATACGCCCAGTTTGGTGACCCGCAGGCGATACCCGCCAATAGTTCCTTTATTCCATGGGTTGCCGTCGTAATTGCTGAGCCGCACAATTTCCCGTGAGCCTGTTTTTACAATAATGGTGTTGTCGTTCAGTAACGAGGCCGCAATGCCAAATGTTGCCCCGGCAGTGGTGCCCTCATAGATACCATTGCTTGCTACACCCCATACGCCATCAATCAGCAATTCTATCTGTATCATGCAATTGAGCGTTGAATAGGGGCTGGCAACCTCTATTCTTGCATTTGTCGCTATTTTCGGCGGTGCACTTTCCGTTCCACCCGGATAAATCACTTTTGATTCAATCGCCGTTTTCATCAGGTAGCGCCCGTCAGCTTCGGTTTTATTCCAGGCGTTGATATCCGATGCCAGCAAATTAACATCCGCGGATAGCGGTTTGCCATTTACTCTGATAGAGCGTAATGCGTATTTCTGCGCGGCAACGGCATCGGTGAGCACGATATTACCGCCGATATAGAGGTTTTTATTTGACTCAACGCGATCGCTTTTTAGTATTAATGACGTGCCATGTACATACGAATGCAGCGCGACGTCATTTGACGATTTACTGCCTTTACCTGCATACCATTCATTACCGCCAACTGAATTTTTCCCAATAATGTAATTGGCTGCCCCTGCCGTTGCTGCCTTAAAGGTCAGCGCATTATCATCCGCAACGACATCGACTTTACCCGTAACCGCTCCGCCAGATGCAGACAGCGCCCCGACATCATTAGCAGTGGGTTTATTATTTGGACTGTAGACGCGTTTCCCGCTTTCCGAGATCGTGCCGGTCACGAATAATGAACCAGCAGAATTCAGTGAAGCCAGTTCAGTTTGTGATTTATCGTCGCCATTCCAGAATACAAAACCGCCGCCGCCATTGCCTTTGTGGTTAACAAGGTCAGTTCTTCCGCTTCCGTTGACGCGGTTCCAGCAAATATGCGCTCCTTGCGAACCGGGTAAAAAACCATTTCCACCGGCAACTTTTAACACGTTATTGATAATAAGCTGGCCTGTCATCGTGCCACCGGACAATGGCAACTTTTCAGCCAGCGCATTCAATATCGTGGTTGAAAAGTTTGGATCGTTGCCGAGCGCCTTAGCCAGCTCTTGCAGGGTATCCAGCGCGCCGGGCGAACCATTCACCAGTGCGGCGATCGCGGTTTTCACGAATGCCGTGGTCGCAATCTGGGTGTCGCTCGACGTTTGCACGGCTGTCGGCGCCGTGGGTTTGCCGATAAGTACCGGATTTGCCAGCGGTGCATATTTCTGCGCGGCCTGCGTCTCGGTCAGCGCACCAACATCGGCGGCGGTGGGCTTGTTGTTCGGGCTGTAGACGCGCTGGCCTTTTTCACTCAATAAGCCGAGGGTATTCACATCGTGGCCTATCGTTACGTTACCCGTCGCCAGATTAATGTCGAGGGGGCGCAGCGTATTATAACCGCCCGTCTTATCCCCTTTATTTGTCAGCAGCAGATAAAAGCGGTTGCCATCATTGCGCATGATGACGCCATAATCCCCGTAAATCAGGCGCAGCGCGTTAGCGGCTGATAACAGTAATTCACCCGATAGCGTGCCGCCCGTGAGCGGCAATTTTTCGGCCAGTGATTTCAATACGGTGGTAGAAAAATTCGGGTCATTCCCCATCGCTTTTGCCAGCTCTTGCAGCGTGTCCAGCGCACCCGGCGAACCGTTTATCAATGCGGAGATAGCGGCTTTAACAAATGCCGTGGTCGCAATCTGCGTGTTGTTGACGGTTTGTGCTGCGGTAGGCGCCGTCGGCGTTCCGGTCAGCGCCGGGCTGGCTTTCGGCGCATACTGGTTATGTGGATTAGCGGTGGCAAGGTGCGCTTTCATCAGGTTATCGGCATAGGCTTTTACCTCGATCACCGCATTATCGACATAACCCCGCGTTGCCAGCACTACCGACGGGTCGATTTTCAGCGTCACGGCGTCGGTGCTGCTGACAATCAGGATCATGCGCACGGTCTGGATCCGTCCGCTGCCCTCTTGTAACTGCGGTTTGTAGGTTTCCGGGCAGTTGGCGATCGCCATCAGATTACCGTCGGCATCGTACAGGCCGATTTCACGTATCCAAAATCCCCCCTCAGACTCAGGGATAACCTGCTCGGCGATAATCTGGCTGGGGTTTTTCGGGTCAACGCTCAGGGTATTAATCGCCGCCCGCCGCTTTTCGTTAATCAGTTTTGTCTGTGCCGGGTTCGGCGTTGGCAGCGTGCCGTTGCCATCACCGACGCCCATCTGGGTAATGTTCAGTCGATTACCTAAAGCGGTGGCGTTTGCCAGTTTGGCGGCGCCAATATTGGTTAACAGGGCAAAATATTTACTCATGCGGTTACGCTCATGCTGTCGATTAAATGAATGCCTGCGCCGGTCACATCCCGACCGGAAACAGTGATGATTTCAGGGAAATAGGGGTAAACCGTCAGGTCGTCGCCACTGTAGGTGGCGGCGGAAACATACGCGGCGCCTTGTGTGTCAAGGTTGATATTCAGCCCCAGCAGATGACGCGATGCGGGCTTGGCGTCGGCAATCAGCCGTTCCAGCTCGTAAAAAGTTTCCTCGGTGATGCCGCTGTCCTGCACGCCGATATCCAGGCGGAACGTGCCGGGGGCGTCGCCGTTTTGCCACCATTCGACAATGCGGATCAGATAGCCGAACGGCTCCACCACACGGCGTAACGCGCCGATGGTGCCTTTGTGACGATGGATAAAAAATGCATCGTGGATAACCTGACGTTTGAGGCTGTCCGGCCACGCCTCATCCCAGCGGTCAACGGAAAACGCCCATGCCAGATAGGGCAGCAGGTGTGCCGGGCAGGTGTCCGGGTTCCAAAGCTGACGCAGGGGCAGCGGTGTTCGGGTAATCTCCGCGCAGGCAGTAGCGGCGGCGACTTCCAGCACTGACGAACCGGGCGGTAACAGGCGGTTATCACTCATCGGCGCCGCCCAGCGTTAACCGATAGCCGGAACAATAGGACGCCTGTGCATCGTTCAGCACGATATCCGCGGCGGGTTTCGCCAGCTCGACCCGTTGGACGCCCTCAACGTGCAGCGCGGCGTAAATGGCCGAGCGGCGAATATCCCGCCCTAATCGGTGCTGCGCGCTGATATAGGTTTTCAGCTTTTGCTCTGCGGCGGCGCGGATGGGTTCGGCTTCCGGCCCCGGATACAGGTACAGCGTGGCGTCAATCTCATACGGCACAATCGCGGCCGACTGCACCGTTACCCGGTCGGCCACCGGGCGCACGTCTTCGCCGTTCAGCGCGGCGGTGACAATGGCGATCAGTTCCTGGCTGGCCGCGCCGTTACCCTCGCGTGATAACACTGATACGTTGACGCTGGCCGGGCTTGGGCTGATAACCGACACATCAGCGACGCGCCCGTCGGCGCTGCGTCCGTGATACTGATAGGCGCCGACCGAGCCGGCCACGCTTAAGCCCTCGAAAGACTGCTGTATGCGCAGGCGATAATCGCTGTCGCTTTCCATCACCGCAGGCGTGGGTGGCAGCGTCGAGTCATCAGCCGGGGTGATCACCAGTCGGGCGACGTTAAAGTTTGCGCCGAGCTGGTCGAGATCGTCATCCTGCGCAAAGGCCACCATCACGGCGCGCGCGGCTTCATTGACGCGCTGACGCCATAGCAGTTCACGATAGGCATTTTCCTGTAACAGTTTGACCAGCGGCTCAGATTCCAGCGTCAGCGTACGGGCGACGGCGGCGCGCTGGTCTTCCGGGTAAAGCGACAGCAGCGTCGCTTTTCGCTCTTCATAAATCGTTTCGTAATCCAGTTCTTCCACCACGGCAGGCGCGGGCAACTGGCTTAAATCAATCATCGCCATCGTGTCAGCTCACAGGAACGGAAAGGGAAAAGGGGCGGCGGTCGGCCAGTACGCCGGTAATATCGACGGTTAACGTCCCGTCAAAAGCGCTGTCCAGATTGATGGCCGTCAGCGTGATGCGCGGCTCCCAGCGCAGCAGTGCCATATAACAGGCGGCCATCACCTGCAATTTCACGGCGGGGTTTTGCGGCTGGTCGATTAAGGCGGACAGCAGCGAACCATAATCACGGCGCATCACCCGCGAACCAACGGGGGTGATGAGAATATCGCGCACGCTTTGGCGGATATGTTCAAGGTCGCTATTGGTCTGGCCGCTGTCGCGGTTCATGCCGGAATAGGTTGTCATTGCGTCCCTTCCGTCCAGCTATCGCCACGCTGCACGCCGCCATGACCGTGTTTATCAATCTGCACGCCGTTGGATTTGAACTCGCCGCCGCTGTGGGTGATATTGCCTTTCATGGCTCCGCCTTTTTGTACTTCCAGCGTGCCCGTCGTCAGCTTATTGGTGCAGACCACTTCCGGGGTATCCAGCGTGATGCGCGTCTCTGCTTTCACCAGTACCCGCGGCACAGTGGCGGTGATGGATGTTGATGCGGTAACGTCGGCGGTTTTAATCCCGCTGACGGTCAGCGCCCCGGTTGCCGGTTCATACTCGACCACCGCGCCGTCGGGAAAGCTGACGTGATACGCATCAGCAGAGGCTGACGGTGCGGGGTTCTCATCGGAATAGATGCCGGGCAGGACAAAGGCGGTATCCAGTTCACCGCCGATAGACAGGATCAGCACCTGCTCGCCAACGGACGGCGCCCACCAGTCGCGGGAGCATCCGGCGCGCCGGGTCAGCCAGTGCAGCCAGTCGGTGGTCATTTCCCCGGTCTGCACCCGGCACAGGGCGTCAACCGTGTTGACGTGGGTGACGACGCCGACACGGATCAGATTGCGCAGCAGGCGCATAATTTCGGTAAGGGTGGCTTGAGTGTTCATGGAGGAAAGGATGCATTGCTCCATGAATAAGAACAATTAGTTACTTTTTACTCATATTCCACACAACGAATAGAATAAACAATGAGGACTGTATGATGATTTTTATGCTCATAGAGTAAAAGGGTGACATGAAAAACTGCACCCCTAAAAATTATTTATTTTCGGATTTTGATTTTTTTATATTATAAGCTCTTGGTCCTTTAGGTTTCTTAATTATCGTAAAAATTACTTCATCACCAGGGTAAAGAGTTTTATTATCTTCTATAATTTCATTATAAAAGAAAAAAACATCCTTTCCTTTTTCTCTTGAAATGAACCCGAAACCTTTAAATGAATCAAAAGTTTTTACAACTCCATGAGAAAAAATGCCATCATTCATAACCAACTCGCCCTCTTTTTAGGTATATTTTTAAAGTGCTGTTTCAATTTTCTTCTCCACATGCGGGATAGGTTTTTTTCACTTCTTGACAAAATTCCCAGTTTATAAAAAACCCTATTTATCCTATCAATCTCTCCATAGGTAAGAGTCTTTGATGATGGGATTTTCAATAATCTATTACATTCATGTACAATTTTTTTTCTCTCACTATCATCATATAACGGAAGTATACTTGCTAGTTTTTCTCTTAGCGCCTTATGGTTAGACTGATCTAATCTCTTCAGTTTAGCTACAAGCCCAGATGCTTTGTTCCATAATTCATGGTAACTTTCATTTGTCATTGATTCGTTATATTTTTTAAAACATGTATGTACTAGTAATCGAATAAATCGACGCTCTTTTTTTGTCGTTTTCGGATTCGTATGCCCAATCCATAACCCTGTTACTTGAAAGCCACCTTTCATATTTTTATTATATTCTATTTTCTTTTTTTTATTGTTACTTTTAAACCCGTACTGTTTGAACATACCAACTACTTTTTTGATGCTTTCTGAAATAATCTCTTCTGGTAAAACGCAGCACGCTGACATTGTTACATCATCAAGTAATCGTGTATAATATATTTCTTTCCCCCTTAAACTAGAAACAATAGAATACTCAGTATTAAAAAAAACCAAATTAGCAAGGTAAGAAGAGGTGCAAGCACCCTGAGGCACTTTATTTTTAAAAGTTGTTAAATCTGTCAATACCTTACTCACATCATCTGGGAATTTAAAGAAATATTTAAATATATCAAAAACTTTATCGTATTTTATATTATCATAAAAGGATTTAATGTCTAAATTAATAAGCGTTGATGGGCTATTAACTGAATGTGTCCTTGCGTTCTCTACATAATCTCTCTTATCAACACTGTCTTTAATCCCTCCCTGTAAATAAATAGGGAATTGGATAGCTTCAAAAATTCTTGAATTTATTCTTTTTTGTATTTTTTTTAAATTTAATTTTGGCTCGTATACCGTTCTAGTTTTGTTTTTTGAAGGTATATCAAATTTAGTATAAGATGTATCAACGTTACTAACGATAACATTTAACATGACCTCATTAATGCCTAATGTTTTTGCTAATGTCGATACGTCGGATATGGGGTTGTGAGGATAATACGGTTTATCCATTTAAAATGTCTCAATATATAGTGGTAAAATGGGTTAGGAGTTAGATGAGAACGCAGTAAAGCTTAATTAAAGCTGCTACGAACGCAACATAAGGTCCTAATGCTACTAACATAGTCATTAATTCCCTATTTTTGTTTGAGTCAACTTGCTTTTCAACCAAATCACTATCTCTAGCGGAGTCAGTCAAGCTCTTTTCAACATCAAATGCCAATTTCAGGTTAAATCTATACTTCTTTTTCATGATATTACCTCATCTTAGATGCAAAATTGCATCACCAGACCGAAGCAATCATTTGTGGACGAATATATTGACTCAAACAACTCCTAACCCGTTACACCAGACAAATGTCGCATATATTAGCTCTCTATTTTATGAGGGATGCTCACTTTCATAGGAACGTTATAATGCACCAGGAGGCCGGTCATGATCTCGTAACGAGATCGCCATGACTAAAAGTCATAGCGTCGATATCCACATATACCTAATGACATTTTTAAAGAGCAGCAACAGGCGAAATACACCCGATATGTTGCATAACAAATATAATCCTATATGTATTAAAAAAGCAATAGTAAAAAAATTTTTTTTATTTTCCACAATAATTATTATCACTGTAATTATATCGATACTTTATTAGATATAAAAGATATATACTCTTAGCAAGAACACTAAAAACAGTCTGTATTCGTAGGAAGTCGCAGATTTTAATCGTTTTTACGTATAGGCGCTTATTTAGACTGTGAAAAATGCTCTATCAGCAATCTTTCGACTTCCTTTACCTCCCGATCGCTAAACCCCAACAGCGGCCTTGCCTCATACTGCATATCGTCACTATGGCGGTTAGGGCGATCGCGCAGGCCGTAGTGATGTACCCGCGCCATGCGCTGAACCCGTCCGACAAACTCCACGCTTGCCGCGTCTGATGTGCCTTTGGCTTTCAGGTACTTGGTGGTGCGCAGTTTCTGGAACAT